GTATATAATATTATTTGTAATAATATTATAGATAATGAAGAAATATGTAAAAATATTAATGGTATATCAATAAGCCCAAAAAAACATTTTTGTATTATAAAAATTTGGTTAGGAGATTTTGATAAATTTAATGATATAATTTTAAATGACATGAAAATTAATACAGATAATCAAGTATTATCAGATGATCCATTTAGCATACATAATATATATAATATAGAACAACCAATATGTTTATTAAAAAAACATAATTATATATAATTATATGCAATTATCATAAATTATTAATTAATAATGTATATTTTTTTTTAATTTTATATTAATACCGATTTCTCTATTTTTTATATATTTAAAAAATGTTCCATAATATTCAATATATTTATTTATACAATTATTACAAAGATAATAATATAAAAATTCAAATGGTTCAACAGCTTTTATAATATAAGTATTTTTTATAATACTTACATTTTGACCTATATAATCATCATTCATTGGTAAATAATAAGGTTCATTAATTAATATATTACAACATATATAACATCTATCATTCATCAGTAATATATATTAGAAATTAAATTTTTTAAAATTGAAAACCTTCAATTTTATCTCTATTTAATCTTGAAATTTTATTTTCATAATTTTGATTTTCATTTTCATTTTCATTTTGATTTTCATTTTTATATTCATTTTGATTTTCAGTTTCATTATCATTTTCATTATTTTTTATTTTTTTATATTTGTTATAGAACAAAAATGGTATAATTGTTGTAATTAATGGTATTATTATTAATTGTATTAATATAATAATTAAACCTATATTACCAACATAATTTACATCATCTGTCCATTTTGTTACACCAAAAACACCTTCTTCAGATTTCGATATAGTATTTATTAATACAATAATATAATCTATCATAGCCCATAATCCAAGACCTCCTAGTGTAATTAATTTAATAATACCTAATGATATTTGACCAGTATACATTCTATCAATACCAGTAAATCCAAATCCAAGTGATTCTAAAATAAATAATGTTAATTTACTTTTTTCAACCATTACTATAAATATATATTAATATATTTTATATATTTATAGTAATTTATAAAAATCCTATTTTCTAATCTAATAAATTTTCTTTTTCCATAGATTTTATTAATCTTGTTAAACCTATACCACATCCACTACGTTTTATAAAATCTAATTCTAAATATTCATCTAATTCAGCCCGTGTTCTTTCTTCTCCAAATAATTCAAATAATTTATTTTTATAACTTCCTTCCATAATAGTTTCAAATTTATCTCTCATTGTATCTTTATTTACTTCACGCTCAGCGGAACCAAAAGTTTCCATTCCCGATAATATAACATCTACTTTATAAGATGTATCATCATCTGGATTACGTTTCATGTTCCAAAAAGGACTTGTAAATTCTGGGAAATTTTTAATAAAAGCAACTGGTGATTTATCAGTATATAATTTTTCTTCATGTTCATGTTCTAATTCAGTAGTTCCAAATTCGGTTGCAATAGCTTTATAATCATTTTCATAAAAATTTTCTTTATCATAACCTAAATGAATTAGTAATTCTTTTTGTAATTCTATTAATTCATTGATGTCACCTTTAAATTCAAATTCAAACATTGGAAAAATAACATCATGACGTCCTGGAACCGGATTTGGTTCCATACGATAAGATGTTGTTAAACAAAAATATCCTGCAACATCCGGTTTTGATAAAATTTCATATTCTAACCACATTTGTCCGGTTTGAACTAATGGCCAAACCTTACCAGTATATTGAAATGTTTGAACATTAAAAGGATCTTCACATGCAGCTAATATAGAGAGTCTATTTTGAGTATGAACTTCAATAAAATTTTTAGACCAGAAAAACTCACGTAATTTTTTAACAACTTTATTAAATTTTTCACTGTCTATTATTAACCCACTATTATAACATTTATCTGTCTGCTCCATTTTTTTATAGAAATAAAAAAATAATATTTAAATTAAAATATTAAATATTATTTTTTAATTTTTAAATTTTTTAATTTTTAAATTTTTTAATTTTTTAATTGCATTGTAGTATAAAATTTATTTTTATATAATCCGCTATAAACATGACAAGTAAATACTAAATCATTTAATGCAATATATGATAAATTCATTCTTTCTAAATATTCATCATTAGGATATTCAAAATAAAAATTTTCGGAATACATTTCTAAAGCAGTTTCTTTACATGTACGAATTATTTCAAAATTTTTTTTAAAAATTGGCAAATGAATAGCTATTTTACTACCATTTTTCCATAATCCGTCTCCTTTACTATCTAAAATAGTAGGACCACCCCATTTAAGTTCATAAACAGAAAGCATTATTATATATTTTTATAAAAGCATATAAAGTGAGATTTTATTTCAATTTTATTTTAAAGTACTATTTTAAAAAGTACTATTTTATATAAATTTTATATTAAATCAAATTTATTTAAATTCCAATGTATTATTGGTTAATGGTGTTAAACATAATTTTATCTCTCCTAATGTTGCAACATTATATTTAACTATTAATGGTTGATCATTTTTTAAATACATTTCTATTTGGTTACATAAATTAGTACATTTTATAAAGTAAACTAAATTTTTTAATGGAAATTCACCTTGTATAATATTATCTTTATCTTTTTTTATATATTGCATATTACTTTCAGTTTCGCTTCTTCTAATTTCAGCATTAGCATATTGACCACTGCATTTAAAAATAAGTTCACTATTAATTGATTTAATTTCTAATTTTTCAGAAATATTTGCTAAATCTCTTACTATTTTTTGAAAATCACAAGAAGGCATATTAATTATTGAAGAAAATTCTAAATTGGGTAAATCTAATTCTTCCTCATCTGGTTCTAATAATCTAAGTTTTTGTATTTTTGATTGTTTAATATTACCATTTTCAAATTTTAAACCTAATTCTTTAACAACACCATCATTATAATCCTCATTTTCTATATATATTGTTAATGTGTCATCATTATCAATAGAATTAATTAATTTAAAAAAATATAGCATATTTACAGCTATTAATATTCTATCTTTTTTACATTCATACATTTCAAAATTACTAGCATTTAATATTAAATGTATTAAAATAGTATGTGTTTTATCCATGCTACATATTTTAATACCATTTTTTGAAAATTCAATATTAGTTTCTATTAAAATATCTTTTAAAGCAGTAATTAATGTTCTGAACGGTTGTATTTGAACAGTTTTGATTGTTAAAATATTATTATCATTAGTATGAATTGCTTCCATATATTATTTATTAATTTAATTAATATAACCTTTAAATACTTATTAATATTTTTTATATTTTTATATTTTTAATTTTTTATATTTTTATATTTTTAATTTTTTTATATTTTTTAATTTTCTTGTTTTTCTTGTTTTTCTTGTTTTTCTTGTTTTTCTTGTTTTTCTTGTTTTTCTTGTTTTTCTTGTTTTTCTTGTTTTTCTTGTTTTTCTTGTTTTTCTTGTTTTTCTTGTTTTACCTTTGTATAGATATTTTTTACCCCCACCTTGTGAATCATGTATTGTATCTATTTGTTTCATTTCACTTACGTCGCTACCATTCCTTAAAGCAATTTCATATCTATCTGTATCTAACATAGAAGTTTCGGAATCTCCCATTTCAAATATATCAGTTTTTGACTCGGTTTCCATATTTATATTTATATATATATTTATATAAATATATTATCTATTATATATTAAATCAGCTAACCCAGATTGAAAACTTAAAACATTATATCTTTCTTCGTAAATATACATATTATAATTATATTTATAAATATTTGTTGGGTCTTGAACTACACCTATAATTTCACCAGATGAAGGGTCACATATAGATATACTAGTTGCGCTAGGGTCTATAGGTGGATTGGAAGTTAAATTATATTCAAATTCTATATTTTTAAATTTATTAGTATTAAATGCTCCATCGGGTTGGTATTTTTTATAATCCGTATTTAAACAGAAAGCATAATTATATAAAAATTCATTGGAATTACCATTTGTTTTTGTAAATTTTTCTATTTTATTAAAAATACCAGAAGGTCTAGAATTTTCTCTATATTTGCCATCACATATAATAGCAAAATCTTTTAAAATTTCTTTAAAATCTTTTTGATTATATTCATCTGGTTCATTACCTGTTATATATATATTTTTACTAGAATCATTTAAAGAATAATTATGGTTATATGGATAATAAATATTATTAGAAGAAGATAATATTAGTTTTTGTAGAGTATTTGGTATTTTATTTTCATATGGCCAATTTGTATAATTTGACCATTCATTTCTTAAATTAACATCATCACGTTGTAAATACCACATCCAATTAGAAACTAAACCATAACTATCTAATTTAACTTTACTAGATTTAGATAATTTAGTAAATTCATATTCATAAATAATTTTAATAAGATAATTTTGTATATTAGAAACAAAATAAGAACGTTCATTATTATCAAGAAAACATTGTGTTGTAATTAAATGAATATCAAAATTTAATTTATTAGTTTTATCCTGATATGTATAATTTGAAGTTATGTCTTGTATGGGAGGTTCTTGTATAAATCTATAAAATCCATGTATATCATTATTTTGATCTGATTTTATACGTGGTATATCATCATAATTATTTATTTCATTTAAACTAGTATCGTATAAAACATCTTTAATAGTAAATAATTTTGTAATAGGATTAAGAATAAAATTTATTTCCATTTCTGCATATTGTAAACAACATAAAGGAACGGCCATTGATGATAAATTAGAAAACCAAGTTTTAATTGGAATATATAATTGATAAGAATTAATAGAATGATGTATATTAGAATTATCACTATTGTTTAATTTATATGCACTCGGATAATTATTATTTCTATTAGAATAATTGGCAGGGTCATTTAATTCTTTAACATTTCCGGTTAAAATATCAAATAATTCTTTTTTATTATTATCATAATCACGTGCAATCATATTTTGTAAATATGAACCTGAAAATTTTTGTATTAATTGAGAACCGATAGTTATAGAAATTTCTTTAATTATTTGACAACCAATATTTTTTATCCATTGAAATTCATAAGGTCTATATTCAATTGTACCATAATTATTATATTGAAATATAGGACTCCATATTTTTGGTAAATTAATAACTAAAAATGCGTCAATTAATAAATCGCCATAACGGCTAATTTTGAATTTGTATATAGATTCTTTATTTAAATCAATATTAGTTTGACCTTGTTGATCGATACGATATTTTTCAAGTCCAAAATTTGTATATTTATTATATTTTGATTTAAAAAAAGATTTATTTGGATTACTATTTAAAATAATATTTTGGTTACCAACCGCAATCAAATTTAATAAACCACCAGCCATTATAATAATAAGTATATATTATTTTTATAATATAATATTTATATAAATATTAAATATATTTATTTATTAATATGGATACTATAAAAAAAAATTTAGATAATATAACTAATAATAATGTAAATTATATATTTTTATCTTTTATTATAGTTTTTTTAATATTATTTTCATTTTTTACTTGGTTATTTAATAAGCTACGATTACAAGGAGATTCTCATTGTGATTATAAAAAAGATGATAAAGGTAATTTAATAGTATTACGTCCAAATGAAATAAACAATGGAAATTTAAATGAATATATACCCTCGGCTCTAAATAGTTCTCGTACAGATTTATTTAGAAATTTTTATTATTTAACAGCATATAATTGTTGTTCTGGTAGAAATTATAAAAATAATTGGGTTAATACATGCGCATTAACTAATGCATTAAAAATAGGTGCGAGATGTTTAGATTTTGAGATATATTCATTAAACAATACACCTATTATATCAACCTCAACAACAAATGATTATACAGTAAAAGAAACATATAATTATATAGATTTTGATGATGCAATGAATATAATAAAAACCGATAGTAATAGTAATAGTAATAAAGGTCCACTAATTTTATTATTTAGAATAAAAAGTTTAAATAAAATTATATATAATAAAATAGGAAGAACATTATATAATAAATTTTATAATAGTGAATCTAATAATAATCAATTATTATCATATTATTATAATCATCAATTGATTGGAGAAAATATAGCAAAATTATATACAACAGAATTAAAACATTTAAAAAATAAAATAATAATAGCAGTTCATAGTGAATATGTTAATTTCAATAAAACAAATTTATCATATGTAACAAATATGAAAGTAGGAAAGGAAGATGATGCAAATTCAAAGGCGGTAATTTATAGAGATGAAGAGTTAATGGCTAAAGGAAAAAGTAATCAAAAATTAATTAATGATTCAAAAAGTAAATTTATTTTTGTATTGCCATCAATGAATAATACAAATAAAAATATGGATAGTATGTTAGCATTTAGTAATGGTTGTCAATGTATTGCTATGAAATTACAATTTTATGATAGTAATTTAGCATCATATTATAATTTATTTAAAACAATAAATAGTGATAACCCCATCCCATATGCTTTAAAACAATTTAGTAAAAGAAAAGATAAAGAATCAGCAAATATAAGTGGTACTGGTATAACATTAGAAGGCCCGGATATAATAGATTATTTTAATTAAATATAAAAAATAATAATATTATCAAGTGAAATAATATTATTATATATTAATAACACTATATAATATGAAAAAGGAAATTTTAGAAGAAAAAGAAATGTCTTTATTACGAGATGCAGTTGATACAATAACATATAAATCCGGAAAAAGATTACTTGATAATGAAAATATTAAAAAAGTATTAAGTATATTGGAAGATTTTTTACAAACACATAAAACATTATGTTATGGAGGTACAGCAATTAATAATATTTTACCAGAAAATGATAGATTTTATAATAGAAACATAGAATTACCTGATTATGATTTTTTTTCTCCATATGCTATGGAATATGCTAAAAAATTAGCAAATATTTTTTATAAAAATGGATTTATAGAAGTAGAGGCTAAATCAGGTGTTCATAGTGGTACATATAAAGTATTTGTAAATTTTTTACCTATTGCTGATATAACATATCTTGAACCTAAATTATTTCATAATTTAAATAAAAAAAGTATAAAAATAAATGCGATAAATTATTGTCCGCCAAATTTTTTAAGAATGGCATTATATCAAGAATTATCTAGACCTAATGGTGATATATCCAGATGGGAAAAAATATTGAAACGATTAATTTTATTAAATAAAAATTACCCATTGAAAGGATTTACTTGTAATGATTTAAATTTTCAAAGAAAATATGAAGGTTCAAATAATGATTCTTTTAAAATATATAATAATGTAAAAAAATCTATAATTAATGAAGGTTTAGTTTTTTTTGGTGGATTTGCATTATCTATTTATAAAAATTATATGCCAAAATATCATAAAAAAAATATTTTACATATTCCTGATTTTGATGTTTTATCCAATAATGCTTATAAATCAGCATATATAATTAGAGAACAATTACATTATGAAGGATTTAAAAATGTAAAAATTATTAAAAAACAACCTATCGGAGAATATATAGAGAATCATTATGAAATCATAGTTAATAAAGATACAGTTGCTTTTATATATCAAACAACCGCGTGTCATAGTTATAATAAAATAATTATAAATAATGAGACAATTAAAATAGCAACAATAGATACAATTTTAAGTCTATATTTAATATTTATATATGCGAATAGAAATTATTATAATATTAATAGATTACTATGTATGAGTGAATATTTATTAAATTTACAAATAAAAAATAGATTAAGTCAAAAAGGTGTTTTACGACGATTTACATATAATTGTTTTGGATATCAAGCAACAATAGAAGATTTAAGAGGTAAAAAAACCGAAATATATAATAAAATTAAAGGTAAAAATAATTTTAAAAAAAGTAAAGAATTTAAAGAAAATTTTTTCAGATATATACCCAATTCGGTATCAAATGATATAAATAATACAAATAATACAAATAATACAAATGATACAAATGATATAAATAATACAAATGATACAAATGATACAAATGATAAAAATAAAAATAAAAATAAAAATAAAAATAAAAATAAAAATAAAAATAAAAAAACCATTAAAAAAAAACAAAGAAAAAGAAATACATATAGAAAATAATTACTAAAATTTGCTAAATAATTAATAATATTTATAAATTTTATGATAAATTATTATAAAATTTATAAAATTTATAAATATATAAATTTATAAAATATTCTACATTCTAGGGAAACCAACTAGATTGGCACCTATACCGAAACCCGCACCAGATCTTGCTGAAGCTCCCATACTTGGGATAAATGTATCTAAAATACTGAATGTTGCTGCCGCCATTAAACCAATTATTGCTACTTCTTCTAATTTTAAAGAACGTTTTTCAGGAGGAATAACAAAAGCAACAATAGCAACCATTAAACCTTCAATGAAATATTTAATTGCTCTTTTTACTAATTCATTCATTCCGGTATTCATTTTTTTTATAATATTTACAAAGAAAATAATAAATAAATAAATAATAATAATAATAATATTTATAAATAATATTTAAATACTAAATAATAAGTATAACTATTATTTAATATGTCTAATAAAAAAAAATCATCAAATTCTAAATATGTTGATTTATTAGATGAAGATAAACCAATTGCAGGACAAAAATACGTATGTTTAAGTTTTATTTCACCTGAAAATATAATAAAAGATAAAAATTTATTTTATTTTAATAAATTTTTAAAGCAATTTGAGTTTTATAAATCATTTGACAAATACACACAATTTTTAAATTTTTTAAGTTATAAATATAATCTTGATTTTAATAAACTAACTGAAGATATGAATGAATATATTAAAGAAGAGAAAGATAATTTATTTTTAACTACGCTTGATGATGATTATAAAACATATTTAGATAAAACTGAAGATAAATTACAAGATGAATATAATAAATTATATGAATTTCAAACAAATACACGGGGTGTAAAAGTAAGAGGTGTTTTTTCTACACAAGAAGAAGCGGAATTAAGATGTAAATTTTTAAGAGATAATGATTCAGCACATGATGTATATGTTGGACAAGTTGGTTTATGGATGCCATTTCATCCTGAAGCATATAAAACTGGTAAGGTTGAATATTTAGAAAAAGAATTAAATGAATTAATGCATCAAAAGAAAAAAAATGATGAAATAAGTAAAGATGAATTTAAAAAACGTATACAAGATAGTAAAAGAAAAGCAATAGAAGAAAATATAAAAAAAGCCGAAAAAGAAGGTAATAAATTAATGCAAAGTATAAACGAAAATAATGAATTAGTTAATAGTGATACAATGGATGTACCAGGTAAGAATTTATTATATGGCGACGGTAGTAATGATGATATAGCAACAGCAAATTTAAGAAAACAATTATTTGAATCAGATGATGTAATATTACCAACTGATAAAAATAATGATCATGGAATAAGTAGATTAACTAAATTAAAAGATGATAAACAAGATGATAAACAAGATGATAAACAAGATGATGAACAAGATGATAAACAAGATGATAAACAAGATGATGAACAAGATGATAAACAAGATGATAAACAAGATGTTAAACAAGATGATAAACAAGATGATAAACAAGATGATAAACAAGATGATAAAATAAATATTAATTAAATATTTAAAAAATAAATCTATATTATCTATTATATAATAAATAATATATGACTTTTAATATAGATAATATTATAAAAGAAACTGAAAATAATTGTAATTATGAAGGTTGTAAAAAAAAAATAAAATTAACAGATTTTCCTTGTAAATGTAAACAATATTATTGTAAAATTCATAAATTTCCAAATTTACATAATTGTAATTATGATTATAAAGAAATTTTTAAAAAAAAATTAAAAATAGAGGAATTAAAATGTTCTTCAATAAAATTAGAAAAAATATAATGATAATATATTATGAAATATATTATCAATACATTGTTAAATACATTTTTAACAAGTGGTATCAGTTTTACTATTTTATTAACAATATTAAATTTAATAATTAATTATACAAATTTAATTAGTTTTTATGCTTTTTTTAGTGGTTCTTTTATACTTGTAAATTTATATCAATATTATACTATTATAAAAAAAAATAATAAATCAAGTGATACTTTTTTGATTCATTCAATAATAGGCGGTATTATTTGGGTTATATTAAGTGTTTTAATGTATATATTACATATAAATAATATAACATATAAAAATATAATATCTTTTACATGTTTAATATTTTTGATAATATGTATAATATATTTATTATTATGCATTAATAATGTATTTATTTTTTAATTACTTAATTGATAAATTATTAATTACCATTTACTTTTTCGTACATTAATTTTAGGCCCTTTTTTCTTATCTCTTGTATTTGGATCGTAGACTTCTTCGTCATCATCAGAATCAAGATTTTTGCTAATTTCCCAAAATTCTTTTGAACCCAATTTAAAATTTTTGTGATCTTCGGCTTTATACCAATAAATTTGATCATTAAGTTTATTAGATTTAGCATTGTTATTAATTACTAAACATTCATAATTTTCAGTACATTGATCCATTACTTGAGAAAAAGATTCAAATGTTGGAAACATACCTGCATAATTTTCATATATTTTTTTTCTATTAGATATGTATGGTTCCCGTAATATAAAAACATAATCTATATTTGTACGAAGATTAGGTGGAATACCAAGTGGATATTGCATTGTGATGATTAGCATCATCTTCCAATGACGTCCATTCATAAATAGTAAACGCATCATTTTGTCTCTAGTCCAAGAAGCATCAAATAAACAATCATCCAAAATAACAAACGCTCTAGGATCGATTGTTGATTTTTTATACATTTCTACTTCTTTTTTCATTTGTTTTAAAACAGTTTTTTGTCTTTTTAAAATATTTTCAATAATTGCAGAATTATATTCATCATGAATAAATAATTTAGGTACATGTTGTGTATAAAATCCATTCCCGGCTTCTGTACCACTTATAACTGTCCCTAATGGTATATCTTGATGATAATATAGTAAATCTCTTACTAAAAATGATTTACCAGTATCACGACGACCAATTAAAACAATAACAGGTCCTTTATTTTCATTAGGTTTAAAACTAATTGATTTCATATCAAATTTTTTTAATTCCAATGTCATTTATATTTAAATACAATTTAATAAATTATATTTAAATACGAATATAAAAAAGATAGATATATTTTTTTAAATATAATAACGTTAAATATATAAAATATATTTATTTATTTATTAAAAATGTCTATAAATTATAGAAAAAATAATAATTTAGAATTATTTAATAATTTTCATAATTTGCTTGATATTAGTAATAGTCAAAATTATTTACCTATATATAATATTTTTTTTAATTTGAATAATACAAACTATAATATTATAAATTTAAATAATAGTAATTTTTTAAAAGATATTTTAAAAAAAGTTGATTATAATAAATTTATGGGAAATATATCAACTGATGAATCAAATAATATTCTTCAAAAAAAAATTTTTTTTAAATTTTCTCCATTAGTAGACCCAACTAAATATTTAATTGGTAAATATAATAGTATAAATGATAATATTAATTTATTAGATTTACCTAATTACAACAATTATAATTTAATTGATAAAAAAATACATAGAGAAAATAATTCATCCTATATAGATTCATTTTTCTCATATTTATCGAGTATTTTATTAAATAAATATAACATGTACAATGCAATAGATTTTTATGGTTCATTTTTAGGAATAAAACATAACTTTATAACCGAAATTAGTGATGATATAGATATTTTGGATGATTCTGATTTTTTTCATAAAAATTTAAATATATTATTTAAATTAACAAATAATAATTTAGCAAAAAAAATGTTTAATAATACTCGTAAATTTAAATCAAAAATTAAATTATCAAATGATGAATTTGATATAAATGATATTAGTGATATAGTTGAAATAAATATTATAAATAAAACAAATGAAACAAATGAAACAAATTATTCAAATGAAACAAATTATTTAAATGAAAAAAATTTAGAAAAATTAGTATTAGAATATGAAAAATGTGAAAATAATGAAAATAATGAAAATAATGAAAATAATGAAAATAATGAAAATAATGAAAATAATGAAAATAATGAAA